CTCCTACATTAGAAATATTATGAGCACTTGAAAAAGTAATGGTTACAACTGCGGACCCATTAGTGGTACTAAAAGCACTGGTTAACGTAGTAGTAGATTTAATAGGGTGAATATCATAAAAAATACCCCCTGAAAAAATATATAAAATTCTATTAGTTCCTAATGCTGCATATTTAATCCCTGACGTAGTTACAAAATGATGAATAGCAGTATTACGGCCCGTGATCCGTGTGTCGCCTAACTGACTCCAACCACCAATCTTTTCAGGTTTACCATAACGAAATCGTATGTTATCACCGTCAACCCATTGACCTTCGCCCCCGGATCCTGTGATCTGTTTATTTATTCCTGGTGCAAATTTTAATTTTTGTAACATAATATTTTACCTAGCATTAATAGGAATTTTTTCAGAATTTACAAATGGATTTTCAGCAAAAGCCATGTATATATAAGACGCTCCAGAACCATTTACATCTCCATCTGTTGTTCTAACTTTGAAACCATTAGAAAGCAGATCAATTCTATTCGCATCTCCTTCAACTGCATCAGCATTAGCATATATAACATCATTAGAACCAGAACCATTAAAACCTTCTCTTTTATTATCAACGATATGCCACAGTCCTGCTTCGCCTGCTATACGTTTTCGAATTACGAAAGAGGGCTTGAAACCTAAATAAACGAAGGTTCCGTTTGCTGCACCGTTTCCAACATATGTGCCAAACTTGCTGTAGCCTTTTTTTTCTGCGAAGCAGTAAGCAATTAAATTTGCACTTGAAGCATTAACATTAACACTTGTACCTACAGAAAATACCGTGCTAGTTGGATCGGTGTTTTGAAACATTCCATCTGTTGAAAAAACTGCAGTTTCATTTAATTGTGCAGAACCAGTATTTCCAAAACCAACATGATACACTTGCCAATCTCTTGCATTACTTCTGTCTTTTATAAGCATCATTTTAGGCACAGATCCTAATGCATGGGCTATCGTTCCATTGCTTCCTGTACCTACCCAAGTAACTATAGAAAAACCAGCAGTTGTATTTACAGTTCCAGAACTATCAATAGTTCCAACACTTGTTGAACTTGCATCATTAGAAAAAGTTGTTCCAGCTTTCCAAGTCCATGCAACAAAACCTCTACTACTTCCATTTACGTCATTATCTACTCCAACTCTAAAACCATTAGCATTATAATAAGGATCAGTAAGCACATATGATTGATTAGATTGTGCGTTATCTACATTTGAATGTATTGCTAATGCACTTCCTACAACAGAATTGAAAAGATAATGCCAACCAGAATTTGTACGGCCTTTTAACCAGATAAAATCAGGTTGCATCCCTGTTCCCTCAACTACTATATCTCTATTATTACTTCCGTTACCTGTCCATACAGTTGTTGAAAAAAATAAAGTTGGGTCGTCTATGGTTGTATAAGCCATTATCCAAACTCCGCTAAGTTTTTGCTACAAAGGCTAAAGTAGTTACTAGGTACTGAATATTCAAAATAATATCACTAGATGCATAATGACCAATAAAAGGAGAAATAAATTTACCATCTGTTAAACCTGATGGATAAGTAGTTGCACCAAAATCAAAATTAGTTACTATTGCTGAACCATTTTTATAAAATGAAATGAGTTCATTATCATAATCTAAAGCTACACCAATAATATCATTTTGAGCAAATGTTCCATAATCTGCTGTTGTTGTTGCATTATTGCTTACATCAGAAACATGAATTTCTCCACCATCATTGTTATAAAATGCTACAGAATTTCTAGTAGCATCTGAAGCACTTTGTGCTTCTATTCCTGTAAACCCTACATAAAAATGTTGAAGATTTGAACCACCTGTATATTTAGCTTCAAAATACCATTTACCTTTATTTATAGCTATAGTACCACTTGCTCCAGTCCAATTATTGGCACTATTTGTTAATTTAAGATTACCTTCCGAAAATGCAAAATTATATTGAAATAAATTTAAAGGATTCATGGTATTAAAATTATTCGTACAGGTATCTATGCTTTGATCTACTGCTGTAAGGTTATTAACTGCAAAGTGATTATCATTACCAGATGTGTCTGCGCCTAAACCACTAGAATTTTGAGAAGTTCCAGCTTGTTTAAATTGTAAATAAAATCCATTTGTGCCAAAGGTTAAACCAGATACATCTTTTGGTTTCCATATTGTCGGACTATCTTCGTCAAATTCTCCAAATGATGTTGCGTCTAATTGTGTGCCATCAATAAAAACTGTTTCTGCTAAATATCCATCAAAGTAATTACCTTTACTTCCACCATAGTTATTTGAACCTAAAACTAAATCAACACTATTTTGATTGTATGCAAGATCAGCATCTTCACTTGGATTATTTCTAGTTCCAAAACTTGTAATTTCTGAACCATTTAAATAAATACGACACCTATTATTTGCTGTGTCATTTGGGGTATCTACAGCTAACACTAAATGATAAAAAGCACTAGGATCTCTTAACACTTGGTTAGTTTCTAAATAAGTTGTTCCAAAACCAGCAAATTTTATTTTATCTCCATCAGTTATAGCAAGATAAGTAAAACCAGCATCATTATTAGCACTCCAAGAAGTAAATAAATATCTTGAAGTAGTTAATTGACTTAATTTTAACCAAGTAGAAAATGTAAAAGTTCTTCTATTACCAGCAGAAGCAGTTTTATTTAAATAATCACTACTACCATCATCAAACCTTAATGAGTTAGTAACTTCAAAACCACCTGTTATAGAGTTAGAAGGTATAATTAAAGGCATGTTAAACTACCTTATCTGGAAACTCTCCAAGCGGTCTAGTAACTGTGCCATCATCTTGCTTTGTATAGGTAAGTAAAGTTATAAGAGCTGCTACGTTAGCACAATTATCTATTGCTGTTTCCATTGCATTAACTTTAGTTCTAACTGCTGCTCTGTAAGTAGTAACAGAACTAGGCACTGAGTAATCTGAAACTTCAGTTGCTTTAACCACATACCAATCCGTTAGAGCTAATAGACCAGCTGCTTCTATATTAAACTGTGTTTTGTATTTTGTTTTTAAGCCAGGAGTTACTATTTGATTTCCTTCTTCATCATTCCTAGCATCATTTGCAGAAGTACCTTCTGGTGCTCTATTATTATCTATATCTTCTTGTGTCCAAACCTCATCCACATCTGCTAATGCTTTAGCGGTAGCTGATCCATAAGCTGCAGTTACTGTTCCTGCATCTGCATCATAAGTAAAAGTTTGATCGGTATTAATATAAAATGTTTTATTTTCTTTATTAGAATCATCAAAGGTAACTTCATATAAACCAATGGCTGCTTTTTCATTTGAAGTCCATACTGAAAATATTTTAGCTGGATATTGAACATCCCCTAAAATAAAACTTTTTGGATTATGGAAGTATCTTGTAATAGATCCTGATTCTACTAATGCATGCATATTATTATATCCTAACTTTCACTTAAATTTAATGTTCTACCTACTTCTTGCCACACAGATCCATTGTATCTAAATACTAATATATCTGTCTTGCCGTCTGATGAAGTAAATGTTGGTGCAGTTGATGCTGCAAATTCAAATATGGTATTAAAAGCTATAGTATGACTTCCATTGTAATTAATTTCTAAAGCAATAAATGCACCTTCAACATTGTTACTTGGTGCAGAAATAGTCGTATTTTCTGTTGTTAAATGAAAAGCGTTTGGTTTAGCAGAAGCATCCCAAGCTACAGCATTCGATGATGAAGTAAGTGCTGCCTGTGCAACATTGGCTGCTACAGCAAAAGAAGCAATTCCCGCTTGAGCAAGTGTTCCACTCATTTCAACATTACCATTAATATCTATTAAAGTTGAGTTAATTTCAACTTCGTCATCAGCATTAATATCTAAATCACCGTCTGCATCGGATCGTATGTTAATAGCAGAATCTCTAAACTGAAGTTGCATATCAGTGTTAAGTAATAATCCATCATTGTGAACATGAGTTAAAGTAACTTCAGCGTCAGCACCAAATTTAAGTACAGCAGCATCACTAAGAAGAGTTACATCATCTCCAAATATAGTATCTAACACTACAGATAAACCACCATCGGTTTGTAAGGACCCATCTGTGGTAGAGGTTGCGTTTGTAGTAGCATCTGTTTTTATAATTCCACTAGCTGTGATAGCAGCAGTTGTAGTTGCACCGGCAACGTCAACAGCTCCAGAAAAATCTCCTGTTGCTGCATCTATTTCACCTGAAATAGTAAAGTTTCTAATGCCTGTGTAATCTTTATTTGAATCTAATATAACCGCTTTACTTGCTACAGCAGTTCCAACCGCTGTACTACCAATATCTAAAGCGTTCAGTTCACCTACAACAGCAGTAATACCATCTAATGCATTTATTTCTGTTGCAGTAGAAGTTACTGCTACATCTTCATTTATTTTAGGACTTGTTAAAGTTTTATTGACCATGTGAATTACTTTCGCAATTAAATTGAATAGCACCTGAATTAGTATTACCTCTAACAGTTACATGACCTGTGCCTTTTGCTTCTATATTTAAATCAATATTAGAATCACCTCCTGTTGCCTCTAATTTAGGACCACTACCTGATGCTGCATTTGTTATGTCAAATTGATTAACTGCTGAACCTGTTGTTTGAAATATAATTTGTTCATTACCATTTTCATCTGCAATAAAATGTGCGTCATCTATTAAAA